TATTGTATGAAGGATGTTTACAATTGGAAAATATACTGTGATCTCTACAATGGATTTAAGAAAGTAGACTATACACAACTATTAGAAAATGAAGACAATACTGTTGGTATTGAAGAAATTAGTTGTGCTGGTGGTGCGTGTTTACTATAAGAACAATTTTACAACTTATACTTATAAAGGTGTATTATTATACAGTATTTTAATACTCCTTATATAAGAAAAAGGGCACACATTGAGAAAAACCAATAAAAACTCAAAGAAAAAAGCTAAGGTTATTGATGCGACAAATAGTTTGGAACCCAAAGGAGCTGCTTATAGAAATCGTTTAAAACCAAGAACAGAAAATCAAAAAGAATACATAAGGACTGTTGCAGAAAATACTATTACGTTTTGTCAGGGCTTAGCTGGTAGTGGTAAAACACACATCGCTATTGGAATGGCTCTTGAATATCTTTTAGACGAAAAAGTAAAAAAGATTATTATCACAAGACCAATATTAGAAGCCGGAGAAAAAATGGGATATCTCCCAGGATCAGCAGAAGAGAAATTGCATCCTTATCTATTACCGATATTAGATGAAATTGGACACTTCATAAGCTCAGCACATTATACTTCACTAAGATTGAATAATAAGGTTGAAGTAGTGCCGCTTGGACTCATGAGAGGTCGTAATTTTCATAATGCTTTTATTGTTGCTGATGAATGTCAAAATGCTTCATATGAACAATTAAAAATGTTAATAACACGAACAGGACAATCTAGTAAAATGGTTTTAACTGGTGACGTTGCTCAGTCTGATTTAAGCAGACATCTACAAGGTGGTTTTAGTGATATGATATCGGCCCTTAATGGAGTTGAAGGTATAGGCTATTCTAAATTAGAAGCCTCAGATATTGTAAGAAATCCAATTATCTCTAAAATCTTATATAGACTTGATGACTATGAGCAGCAAAGCCGAAAATAGTAAATGCTTATTATTGAACGCAGACTATGCCCCTCTGAGAATAATATCTTGGCAGAGGGCTATAGTTTGGTCTATTCGGTATGAAGATAATAAGAATTATGGTATTGAAATATTATCATATTATGAAGATAAGCATATTCAAGGATCTGCTGGAAAACAATATCCAGTTCCAGCAGTAGCCAAAACGCTTAGATTTTTTAATATGTACGATAGAAAGATTAATTTTTCTAGACATAATTTATTTATTAGAGATAATCATACATGTCAATATTGTGGAACTCAATTATGTTCTTCACAATTAACATACGACCATATAGTTCCAAAATGTAGATTTAATGAGAACAAAAGATTGTCCACAAATTGGAATAATATAGTTACAGCCTGTAGACCTTGTAATCATAAAAAAGGTAATAGGACACCAAAAGAAGCAGGAATGAAACTAATAAATTCACCAATAGAGCCAAATTACTCATTAGAGTACTTGCCTTGGTTTCAGGAAATCTCTACTATAAGGGGTGGACCTTCGTATGAATTGTGGAAACCCTTTATAAATATACAATATGCATGATTTTATTTTTAATTCAAAACCATCTGATATATCAGAGATGTTTTATTGCTTGAAGGGTAAAGAAGACTTTATTGATTCTGATGGAAATCCAAGAGTGTCAGATAAAGATTCTGATACTATAGCGGCTAAATGCATACAAAACAAAAAATCAAAAAGTTTTCAAGCAGCATCAAATAATTATAGTTACTATATTAGAACAACCCCAAATGCTGCACTATTTAATCCAATAGAGAAACTATCTCCAATTAAAGATAAACGACAATTTGATTTTATAGACTCTACCTGTAAGGACAAGTGGATGTTTGTTGAGGTAGGAAAAACAACATTTGATAAGTATATAAAATTTCTAGTTACAAAAAACATTTCTTGGCTAAAGGAAGCCAATAGAGACTTGAAGTAATTATGCCAACTTATTCATACGGTTGTGAAGAATGCAATGCTGAATTTGAGTTATTCTTTTATATTAAAGACTATCAAAGCAGCCCCAAATGTTCTGGTTGTGGATCTAAAAAGACATACAGATGTTATGTTAAGGATGTAGCAACACAGAATACATCTGTTAAAAAGTCAGATACAGAATTAAAAACTATTGGAGATTTAGCCAATAGAAATAGAGATAAAATGAGTGAGGATGAAAAGATAGCCTTACATAATAAGCATAATTCTTATAAAGAAGAACAGCCAGTTAACGAACTGCCAAAAGGTATGAAAAGACTTAAGAAACAGCCAAAGATTAAGTGGGCATGAAATGAAAGAAATAACACAAGAAGAAAAAGATAGTATCATTAATGCTCTTGATAGCATTAGAAAGCAGATGAGTGGTCAAGACTTGTCGGATTATATTTCTAAAGATAATACTAAGCTTATAGAGTGTAAGCACGAAATAGTAATTAGTGTTGTTGCTAGTATCTTTGAAGAAGATGATACTGGCAATCTCATCGGAGCTAAAGAAATATCTAAAAAGAATTATCATATTCCAGTTCCATCAGATAAAAAATATGAAGACTATCTACATGGATTTTTTAACTTTTTAGAGAACTGTATGTCATCATCATTAGAAAAAGTAGAAGAACAAGAGGAAACAAAAAATGGATGATTTTATTTTTAGCCCAAAACAAAAAACAGATTCGACAGACACCAACTATTATTGTATGACCGGATCAGAAAACTATACTGATGGAGATGGATTTCCAAGAGCAGAAAAAGATGGAAAGAATGTTCTTGCGAAAAGAATATCTAAAACAGATTCTCAACCACAGTATTTTATTAAGATATCTAATAGTAATAAATTATTCAACCCTCTTGGAAGCGGATTGGATGAAAAGTCATATAGTATTGTAGACAATGTATGCAGACCATCTGATAAGTTCAGATCTGTTAATGAGAAAGTCTTTAATCTATATCTTAATTTCTTATCAACAAAGAATATATCATGGTTAACTAGAGCAGAAAGAGAGATTATATAATGCCTAAACTAAATAAAACACAAAGATATGCAATACAATGGCTACACTCAACAGGATTAGATTCTGATGCTATAGCAAAAGAACTAAACGTAACAACAGAACAGGTTGTTTCATTAATGCCAAAAGCAGAAATAGCAGCAAGTCCAACAACAGCGGCCATTCCGTCTGCAAAAGATTTGATGATAACTCATACTTCTGGTAAGAAGATCAATTCTGTTGCTATAATGACAAAAGAAGCATCGCAGATTGGAGACGAATCCAAAAAGAACGCTCCACAGATTAATATAGAAGATAAAAAAGGAATCTTTAGACCAAAGAAATAATATGTATCCATCAAGATACTCGAATGGGAAAACTGTCTCTGCTGCTCAATACATAACAGAGTTAATATGTGAGCATAAGGCGACAATGGAAAAATTGGATCTTCACTATAGATTTTGGACTAACAAAGAATGGTCTAAGTACTATAGAGATCAAATAGCAACAGCAAATAAATTATTAAAAAAGTATAGTGCCAAAGCTATTATCAGAGCCTTAAATGATAAAAAAGCAGAAAGAATCTATTCTTTGCGAGCACCTCATCTGCTGGCTATAATAGATCATCATGAAACTCTGCTAGGATCAGAAAACACAGAGCTAAAAGAGAATATAGACAGATCAGAGAAAAAAACTTTTAGACATAAAACAAATACAAAACAAGGCATACTTTCTAAGTTAAAGGAATTAGATGATGGTAACAACTCTTAAAGAAGATGTAATTAAAAACTTTGGTGATGAAATTATATTGTCTGGCAATGCTATGGTAGACAAGAAAGTATTAACCATTCCTGTTAGTCCATCATTAGATATTGCTTTAAATGGTGGCATACCAGAAGGTAGTTTTGTTGTTTTAACGGGACAACCCAAATGTGGAAAAACAACCACATCATTAGCATTTTCAGCAACAGCACAAAAAAAAGAATATGCTCATGGTTCATTTAAAGATGGTCGCCAAGTGTACTACCTTAACATTGAGGGTAGACTGAAGAAAAGAGATTTAGAAGGAATACCAGGACTAGACCTGAGCAGATTCCATATTATAGGAAGTCAACAAGGTAAAATTTTACACGGCGAAGAATATTTACAAATTGCTGAAAGAATTATCAATGAAATACCCGGATGTGTTTTGATTATAGATTCATACTCTGCTCTGTGTACCGAAGCAGAAATCACCAGCGATATGGATAAAATGCAAAGAGCAGACGGTGCTAAATTATTAGCAAAATTTTGTCGCAAAGTGGCTAATGTTATTCCTGTTAATCGTAATATTGTTATAGGCATCACTCACTTAATGGGTAATCCAACAGGTTATGGAGCAGAGTTTAAAGAAAAAAGTGGTCAAGCCATTGCTTATCAGACTGATATTAAGCTCAGGGCCAAAACATTTAAACCGTGGATCGTTGGGACCGACAATACTCAAATAGGGCAGGAGATCGAATGGCAAGTGGTCTGCTCGGCACTTGGGCCCCCTGGTGCTGTGACAACTAGCTTTGTTAGATATGGTCAAGGAATTGATAAGTATACAGAATTGATCAATTTAGCATCTGATGTTGGTATTATTAATAAGGGGGGTGCTTGGTATACAATAACTGTACTTGATGATAAACCAAAATTTCAAGGTACAGAAAAAGTTAGAAATTTTCTATTAGAGAATACAGAAGCATATACTCTTGTTGAAAAATCGGTCAAAGAGGTTTTAGGTATCAAATAAATGACAGTTAGAGATCTTAATGGGAATATAGTTAACTGGAACTTAACCGGCCACATAGCAAAGGGCAGGATTAAAGAAAAATCCTCTTTTCATTTGGCCGCTAGGAAAATATTAACACAGATATTTCCAACTCTTCAAATATTAGAAGAAGTTCCTATACCTCTAAGAAAATCAGAAACTCTATATTTAGACTTTTATCTGCCTCTAATAAAAAGAGCAGTAGAAGTTCATGGAGAACAGCACTATAACTTCATACCTTTTTATCACTCTAATAGAATTAATTTTTTAAAAGCACAAAAGAGAGACAATGAAAAAAGAGAATGGTGCGAAATGAACGGGATAAATCACATCGTATTACCTCATTTTGAAAACATAGACAAATGGAAAGCATTAATAATATATGACAACCAGAACAGCTAAGGAAGATTTACAACACTGGGATAATATTCTAGACGAATATGAGTCCTCGATAGCTCTTCCAAAATACTCTGCTCAGTACGGAGTATCAGAGAGCGAGATTAATCAATATTTAACAATGACACGAGATGAACTGGAAAAGATATCTCCAGAAGATTGTGCTCAAATATCTTATAGATTAGCCCAATTCTCGTTCCATGTTCAAAGAACAATAAATAGAGAAATTGCCAGATGTAATTGGTCAGAAGAATCTATAA